TAAGATAAGGGTCATTCTCAGGGTTTGCAACATCAGGAATGGTTGTCCAGTCGGTAGCATATAGCAAGTCACTAGCAGTCTTTTGGTTTTGAGCAGCTTGATTGTCGTGCATTTGCTGTATTTCTTCGGGGGTCAATTCTGCCACTTCTACTGTATAAACCCAGTTTAAAGGTTGCTCAGGGTCATCTACTTGCACATAAGGCGTGGCTGGCACTAGCTTTTGAATAGTAGGGTCGTATGGCAAATAGACATTGACATACATACAGTTGTTTTCAACCATAAAGTCAGCATTAGGGCCTGAAGTTGGAAACGAGGTGTCAGGAAACATAGACTGATAGTCAGCTACATTTGTTACCACTCCGTCTGTAAGTTGTGCAATTAACATATAAATCCTTATTGATTAGGGAAGGCTGAAGTAGGTGGAGTGAAAGTTGCTGTGTATCGTGCTATGCCTTTGGTTATGCGTAGGTCATCTATGTAGCCATTTAAAGCACTACCAGCTACTCTATCTGCGCCAACATACATAATGCTAGTCTGATTAAAGTCAGTAGCAACTGTACCTGTACCATCATTAGTACCATCAATATATATTTTGGTTAAATTTGTTCCTGTTCCAGACCTTACAACAGTTACAAAATACCAAGTAGAAACTGATAAAGTTCCAGTAGAAGTAATGGTGGAAGAAGCATAACTAAACACAACCTGATTACTTGAATTTGTACTTAATGACCATCCTGTTGTAGATGTTCCTTTAGAAATAAAACCTCTTGCAGAACCAATAGCGTTTAAATAAACCCAACCTTCAATAGTAAAATTTCCCGTACCAAGTTGTAGGTTAGGGGTATCAGGCGAAGTAAGCCAATCACCAGTGCCATCAAAATACATAGACCCTGTACCGTACTTCACTACACTTGTACTAACCTGTGCGTTACCTACAGTTTCTAAATTATTCTTAATAGCGTTGTCATAGATACCCGCATTAGTTCCACTAAGGAGTAATTGAGTATTGGTAATTGCTGTAAGTGGTGCTGTAGGTGGGGTGAAAGCAGTTGTATATAATCCTGTGCCAACCAAATACCTTGCATTGCTAATATATCCACCCAAAAAGAATGTTGGAGTTGGGGATTGTGCCCCTATGCGAACATAATTATTTGGAGAACTAGGGTTAATATCACCAGAAGAAGCACCAGAATATATTTGCACACCGTCTTTAAATATTTTTAATGTTCCAGAATTTCTTGAAACTGCAATATGTGTCCATACAGAAGCAGTAAATACTGAAGCAATATTAGCAACATAACCACCAAGTTCATAATAATCTAAAGAAGCATTGTTTGTTCTTAACAATACTCCACCACCGTATTGACCATAATCAAAAATACCTTGATAACCAGTAACTGAAGAAAGATAAACCCAACATTCAAAAGTCCAATTACCTGTTCTTGGGGATAAAGCTGTATTAGTTGGTGAAGTTAAACTATCAGTAGTTTTATTAAAGTACATACTTCCACCATTAACACTTGTGCTGTATGCAGATGTAGGAGCAAAAGGACTAAATGGTTGTACTGAAGGTGTGCCTGTAGCAGTTAAAGTAAAGTTATTACTTGAGTTGTCTTTAAAGTAATTAGATTGGCAAGTAAGTAACTGAGTATTTGTTATGGCGGTTAATGGTGTTGTAGAAGGTGTAAAAGCAGAAGTGTAAACTGCTGTTCCTTTAACTATTCTTAAATTTGAAATATTCCCACCAAAACTATTTCCAGAATTTCCTGTTGCAGGGGCTATATTATCTGCTCTGCTAGTTGCAATATTAAAATTAACAACAGAATAATTTTCATTTACACTATTTGTTCCTGTTCCATTTGCAACACCATTTACATAAAGAGTAACAGTTGTTCCACTTCTAACTGCTGCTAAATGTGTCCATGTATTAGCAACAATAGTATTTGTTGAACTTGTGTTAACACCTGTTCCTGATGAGCCACCCAAAAATAAACTAAACTTTCCTGCGGCTGTTAATTGAAATGCCCAACCTCTATCTTGACTACTAACAAAACCATAAGTACCACAAATAGGAGAACCGTAAGTATTAGTAACATAATTAGGGTATACCCATGCTTCCACAGTAAAATCACCAGCACCTAATTGCAAAGCTGCTACATTAGGTGTACTTAAATATGAACTGCTACCTGTAAAGTAATTACTCCAATATCCATCAGCTTGACTAAATGGTGTATTAGTACCTTGTGTAGTGTTTCCGTTACGAGTAATAGTAAAGTTATTGGTAGAGGAATCTAAAAAGGTATTATTCTGTGCGCCATTAGTTCCATCACCATGAAGCAATAAACTGACTTGGTTAAAGTTAGCGTCTGTATAGGTTGGGTTTGTAGTGTTATTGACACTAGCTCTAAGCATTTTACTAAGCATTAAGCTAATCCTACCAAAGCACCATAAATTGTTGAGCCAATTTTCCACAGTTCTATATTTGTAGTGACTGTAGTAGAAAGTGTAGGAGCAGTACCACCCATCCAAGTAACTGGCAGACTTGACCAAGTAATTGTATTTGTACTAGCAGTAATCTGCAAAGAAAGACTTGCGCCAGCAGTCCATGTACCAGCAGTAGGAGTGCTAGAGCCTGAAAGTGTCCAAGTTTGAATAGTGCCGTTTGTAGGGCTAAGTGCAGGTGTTGTTCCTGTGGCAGCATAAACAGTTTCAATAAAGCCAGTTAGCGTAGGGTTTGTTACTGTAGGCGCAGTAGAAAATACTAAGTTTGTACTGGTTGTTCCTGTTGCGCCTGAAGCTGTGTAGCCTGTAATGTTATTAAACGAAGTAATACTGGCTGTGGTTGCGTTTGTACCACCATTGGCTATTGGTAAAGTGCCTGACACATGAGTTGTAAGACCAATTTTTCCGTAGCTAGGAGCAACACCAACACCACCTGAAATTAAAGCATTTCCTGTAGCGACATCGGCTAAAGAAGCTAAAGTTCCTGTACCTGAAGCATAAACAATATCACCTACGGCATAGGAAGTTAAGTTTGTTCCGCCATTAGCTACTGGTAGTGTTCCTGACACATGGGTAGTTAAACCAATTTTTCCCCACGAAGGAGCAACACCAACTCCACCTGAAATTAATGAATTTCCTGTAGCGACATCAGCAAGTTTAGTTAAAGTATTTGTTGCACCGCCAACTAATAAGTCACCTACTGCGTAAGTAGACTGACCTGTACCACCTGAAGTTGCTACCAAAGTAGCTGACAATGCTGCTGCTGTTCCTGCTGTGGCAGCGTTTAAGTTAGCTACTTGAGTGGTTGAGGCTACTGTAAATGGTGCTGTTCCTGTGGCTACAGTTGAAGTAATGACACCAGTAGCAGAAACGGTTGTAAATGCGCCTGTGGTTGCCGTTGTTGCGCCTACAGTACCGTTAATATTAATACTAGCCGTACCTGTAAGGTTAGTTACTGTTCCGCTAGACGGAGTACCTAAAGCACCACCGTTTACTACAAATGCACCAGCAGAACCAGTATTTACACCCAAAGCCGTATTTACGCCTGTACCTGTTGTAATAGTAGAAGGGGCTACACCAGCACCACCGCCAACTACTAAAGCATTTGCGGCTAAAGCAGCAGAACTAGCCCAGCCTGTTGCACTAGAGAAATAAGGAATACCACCTGAAGTACCAGCTACGGTTAAAGCTAAAGTACCAGTAGTTGTAATTGGCGAACCGGCTACAGAAATAATACCGCCTGTAAATGTTTGTGCTACAGAGGTAACTGTTCCTGAACCGCCTGAAGCAATCCAAGAAGTATTAGTGCCGTCTGTGCTTAATACTTTTCCAGTGTTTGCAGTTTGTGAAGGTAATAAAGCATTTAAAGCTGTATTTGCTGTAGTTTGACCTGTACCACCGTTGGCAATAGGTAAAGCTGTGCCTGAATAAGTTAAAGCCAAAGTACCACTACTTGTGATTGGGCTACCTGTAACGCTTAAAAAGCTAGGCACTGTGGCAGCTACTGAAGTAACTGTACCTGTTCCTTTGCCATTAAATGTGTTCCAATCGGTATTTGTAAGGTAGCCACTTACGCTTGTTGTAGCTGCTGGCATTGAAATTGCTGGAGTTGTGCCACCGCTTGAAACTACAGGGGCTGTACCTGTTACTGAAGTGACTACACCCGTAAGACTTGAACCTGAACCACTAAATGAAGTTGCGGTTACAGAACTAGCAAAAGTAGCTTTTGAGTCTTGGTCAATGGTAACTGCGGTAACTTGAGTAGTTGTTGTATTCGGAGTTACTTTAATTAAAACCTTTGCACCCCTAGCAGTAGCTCCCCATACTTCAGTTGTTACACCTTCTAAGGATACTTGTGGGTAAGCGTCTGCTGAAGTAGTGCCATAGCCAGCAAGTTCAAACTTACCTAAACTATCCCCACTTATAGGGGCTTGAGGCGCAGCAACAGTCCCCCTGAATTTACTTACACGAATAGCTGAGCTATTAGCGTCACTAGAATAACCCCTCATAGCAATGCGAGAAGTGGAATTGTTATCACCAACTACCCTAGCCCTAATGGTCGGTACAGTTGTTGTATTAACACCGAGATTGGAAATATTAACCAATGTTTGTGCGTTTAAATCTACCGCACTACTAGCACCTGTATAGGGTATATAAGACAAAGAAGGAATATCAGAAGAAGTTAATGCTCTAAATGTTGGTACGCCTGCGCTGCCATTAGGTGAAGCCAATACATAATTAGCAGTCTTTGAGGCATAAGGGTTTTGGGTATCACCATAACTAGCAGCAAGACTAATAACTGGAGTTGTAGTTCCTGTGGCTACACTTACAGGTGCTGTTCCTGTTACAGAAGTTACTGTTCCACTACTAATTGATGCCCATGAAGTATTAGTTCCATCAGTTGCTAAAACTTTGCCGTTATTCCCTGTTTGAGTAGGCAATAGTCCATTTAAAGCATCTGTAGCTGTAGCAGCGCCTGTACCACCATTGGTTATGGGTAAGGTACCTGTTAAGGTATGATTAGCATCCCAGGCAACAGCGCCCGTAGCACTAAACGAACCGTCGGCAAGTGTTGAATGATTGACTGTTATTGCCATTATGCTAAGAATCGTAACTTATAAAGAGTGGATAAATATAATTGAACAATATTATCGATAATTTGTTGTAACGCAGTATCGGTTTTATCAACTACATCGTATCTTGCATTTTCAATTTCTTCAAGCTGTGATTCAAGAAATTCAATAATATTGCTAGTTTTTTTAGCTGACATTAAGCTGATTGGGCCTATCAAATTGTGCCGTCCTTGATATGCCTCTGAAAAATCATCTGCATTATCAATAATACTTTCGTAAAATTTTTGCAAAGCTTTATGTTTTGCGTAACTACGAGTATTCAAATGTACCGAATGAGTTACGTCGCGGGCTAAAAATAATATTCCTACAAAATCAGCGGCTTTCATTGTGGCATTCCTTGTGGTGGCATTTGTTCGGGAGGCGTACCTTGAGGTGGCATTGGTTGGCCTTGTGGTTGCATTGGCTGTTCCATTTGTTGTTCTCTTTGATCTTCTTCTTGCATATCCATGCCTGTATCACGTTGCATCTCAGTTACAAGATCGCCGTTAACCATCATTCCATGCACGGTTCCCATAACAATGTCTTGGATTTGCTCAGGTGACATAGAAGCTTGAACAGCGCTAAGACGTTTAGTTTCAGCATCAAATAGCTTGATTTGCGCTTCAAAGTCTTTACGCTCCAAATCTTGCATTTCAATAGATTTGCCCACGTTTTGCAACATTTGGTGCATACTTTCCATTTCTTGACCCATAGCTTGAATCTGCTGTTGGGCAGCTTGCAAAGCCGGATCTTCATCCGTTTGGGACAATAGCTTCGGATCAATGGTCTTAGCCAAACGCTTAGACATCTCTTGAGCGCCAGGCCAATCCATATTCTTAACGAATAGATCGCCAGCCACTTTCCATAGCTCAGGATTACCTTGCAAAATCTGCGCCATTGCTTCCATAGCCTCTTGGCGCTTAGTCATATAGCCTGGGCCTGTAGTAGCCACAACATCATAGACACCAACGCTAGGATTATAAATTTTTTCAACTACAATGCCTTGTTGGTCAACAATTTTTTTAACTGGCTCAGGTTGATCAGGGTTTAACTTAACCATTGATACTTCGCCATCTACACCAACAATACGAGCAACGCGTTCTGTATCATAAATCTTAGGGATAAGGTCAATTAATTGACGTGTTGCAAAGCGAATTGCTTTAGTCAGATTGTCGCCGTAATGGAAAGTGCCTACGTCGCCTTGGCGTTCGCGGGCAAGAATAGCTTTACCTGAGCGTTCGTTACTTGTAGCGCCTAAGCTTGAGTCATATTGACCTGTTGTAGCTTTAATATCATCGCTAGCGCCCATTTTGGCTTGAATCAAACCAGTTTGAGCTAATGGCGGTGGGGCGCGTTGCGGTAATGGCAAAGTAGATCCCATGCCATCAGTTACATCGGGATTAACTTCTAAATACGGCCAATTGGTCGTGTTAGCCGTTTTCCATTGTTGTTCATAGCCTTCAAACTGACCGCCATAACCGATAAACGGTGCTTTTGGAGCCAATGCAAGCATTTCTGCTTCTTGAGATACCCAGTAGTTGTACATACGTTGTGCATCTTTGGCATTACGAACCAAACCAGACACATAAATACGGCCATCTACTTCAAATTCATTACCAATTACACGAATTACAGGGATCCATTTGCCTGCCCATTCCTGCTCTTGTAAAACTTCATAGCCATTGGATTTCATCCACATGACTTTTTTAACGTCTACAGTGCGCGTTTTGATTGGTTTTAACCCGTGGTCTTTCATTTGTTTATCTTCAGGGCTATTTGCATAAAATGCTTGATTGCCTGGGTACAAATTAAGCTTAGTCGGGGTGTGCGTATAGTAGAAATACTCAACAATACGGATAGTATTCTCATTAATCCATTGGGATAGGGAATCATCACCTACTCCTTGGGACATAATAGATGTAATAGGCGCAGCGTTAGGAAACTGACGCTCGTATTCATCTTTTTCAATATCTTGGCTAATAAAACACCATTCAGCATCGCAACCAGCAGGGTCTTGGATCATTGGATCCATATACACGCTAAATGCGTTGCGAATACGACCTAAACGGATGTCCTGATCAAAGCTATTGTCGTAGCAAAACTCGGTCAGAATACGGAAATAGCCTTCACCATACGTTACTTGGTTTTCGCAAGCGGTGTCATAGACTACATCGGCATCAGACATATATTCAATATGGCGAACCATACCTTCAAATACTTCTGCTACTTCTACATCACCTTTATCGTCTGCGGGGATTACTTTTCCAGAGGGTCGATTTTGACGTTGTTCGTTTGTTACTTGTTTGACGTGCTGTGGCAGCTTGTTAATAGTAAGGCAAGGTCTTGCGTTGATGGTCTGTCCTTGAACAGATCCGCGAGTTGCCAATACGTCAGCAGG